GTTTCCCAGTCACGATCCAGGGGGGTCTATCATGATGGGTAAAAAGAAAACTGCTAAAATGCGTGGTGGCGGAAAAGTTAAAAAAACTGCTAAAATGCGTGGTGGCGGAAAAGTTAAAATGTTAAAAAAAGGCGGTCAAGGCTACACAGATAGAAAAGATGAATCTATCGCAATGAGAATTAAGAAAAAACGTACACCAGCTCAATTAAAAGCTAGTAGAGATGAGTCATACGGTAAGTTTGGTAAAGGCACTGGTAAAGGCGTTATTAATAAACGTGGCGGTGGTATTGCAAAAAGAGGTATGGGAATAGCGAAGTAATTAGATGTCTATTAATACAGGGACACCTAGTTATTCTTCTACAGCTGGATTTATATTAGATTTAGATTCTTTAATTGAAGAAGCATTTGAACGTTGCGGTTTACAAGATCGTACTGGTTACGAATTAAAAACCGCTCGTCGTTCTATTAATTTAATGATTGCTGAATGGGCAAACAGAGGATTAAATTTGTGGACTATTCAACAAAGAGAAGCAACGGTTACATCAGGAACAAAAGTTCTTTCTGGCACGGCTTTATATTCAGTAGATTCTGCAGGAAATGCTACTACTGATGATAATGATAGTTCTCAAATTGTAGATATTGATAGCGCTGTTATGTCAAATAGCAGTGGGGATTATTCAATGACTAAAATAGGTAGATCTACTTATTGGGATTATACAGTTAAAACTACTCAAGGTAGACCTGCTCAGTTTTATTTTGAAAGAACCATACTTCCTAAAGTTTATCTTTTTCCAGCAGCTGATGCTACTTATACTTTTAAATATTATGCATCTTTACGTATGACAGATATAAATGCTTATACTAAAAATGCGATGATACCTTTTAGATTTTTACCATGTTTAGTAGCAGGATTATCATATTATGTTTCTATGAAATATGCACCAGAAAGAATTCAAATTTTAAAAGCTGTATATGATGAAGAATTTAGTAGAGCTGCAGCGGCAGATGTAGAAAAAGCTAGTTATAGTATGGTGCCACGACAAACTTTATATTTTGAATAGGAAAAAAAATGGCTAAATACTCATCTGGTAGATATGCTCTTAGAATTTCTGATAGATCTGGAATGGCTTTTCCATATAATGAAATGGTCCAAGAATGGAATGGTTCATGGGTGCATGTATCGGAATTTGAACCAAAACAACCTCAATTAGATCCAAGAAATCATCCTAGAGATTTTACAGCATTACAACATGCTAAACCTCAAATAGCTAACGCTAGAGTTTATGTAGGAAATAATACTGTAAGAACTCCCACAGGAGAAGTAGTATTATCCCCTAGTGGAGATGTTTATGATGGAGTGGGAGATGGAACAGCAGTTAATTCTTTTCAAACTCTTTTAGAACCAGTTACTAATTACTACGCAAATGGCGTGGCCTATGCAGATACTCAAAGAAGCATGATGCCTCTTAGTGTACAACAACCACAAAAAAGCACAGGGTTGTTATCTCGTCCTGGAAATGTTACAGTGAGCACCTCATGACCGATTATTCCGATTTAAATGATAATGTAAGAAATTACACTGAAACAGATACTAATGTTTTATCTGATGCAATTATTAAACCTTTTATAGAATCTATTGAAGATCAACTAATGAGAACAGTAGATTTAAATTATTACAGAAAATATGATTCTGCCACGTTAACCGTTGGCAACCCTTTTATGCCTCTTCCTAGTGATTGGCAAGCAACGAGATATTTACAAATATATGATGCTAGTGCAAGTGCACCAGAGAGAACTTACTTGCTACAAAAAGATATTTCGTTTATGAATGAATATTGGCCTGATAGGACAGCTAATGCTACCCCTAAATATTACGCTATGTGGGATCAGGATACACACTATATAGCGCCAACCCCGAACGCTGCATTAACTGTAGAGATCGCATACACGTACAAGCCTGATGGTTTATCAAGTACACAAACGTCTACTTGGTTAAGTCAAAATGCTCCAAACGTGCTCTTATATGGTTGTATTTTACAAGCACTTGGATACTTGAAAGGTCCAGCAGATATGATACAATATTATGATAAAATGTTTAACGAGTCTATACAGGCTCTCGCAACATATGAGATGGGGCGTGACCGTAGAGACGAATTTCGAGACGGCGTTATTCGTATCCCTCTCGAGTCAAAGAACCCATAGGAGGTCAACATGGCAATAACTCAAGCTGTTTGTAACAGTTTTAAAGTGGAGATTCTGAAAGGCTTACATAATTTTACAGCTACGACAGGGAACACTTTTAAATTAGCGCTTTATGATTCAGAAGCAACATTAAGTAAATCAACTACTGCATATGGAACATCAGATGAAGTAGGTGCATCAGGAACATACGCTGCAGGAGGAGGAGCATTAACATCAGTAACACCAGTATTATCTGGCGATACGGCTGTTTGTGATTTTTCACCTGACTTATCTTTCACGAGTGCAACTATTTCAGCTCAAGCCGCTGTAATTTACAATTTTTCTACAGTATCAGGATTAACTACGAATGCTGCTGTTTGTGTTTTAGATTTTGGTGGAGTTAAATCTTCATCTGCTGGAACATTTACAATTACATTCCCTGCTGCTGAAGCGACTGCTGCAATCTTAAGAATCGCATAGGAGATAAATTATGGCTTCCGTCCAAGGATGGGGCCGACAAGCCTGGGGTGACGGAGCATGGAGTGAATTTGGTCCAATACCCGTCACAGGTATTGGCCTCACGGCATCTACTAATAATGTAACCGTCACTACCGATCAGGTTATTTCTGTCACAGGTATTGGATTAACATCTAATACAAAAACACCTACAGTAACTGGTATTGCTGAAGCAGTAATATCCGCTGGTGTGGTTGCAACGTGGCAACCTATTGGCACATACGTTGTTCAATCAGATTTTATTTTTCCAATTACTGGTAATTCAGCAAGCACTGCTGTTGGAACAACAAGTCAAAGTGTTGATATAAGAGTTGGATGGAATAGATCTACAAATTTAAATACAGGTGCACCTGTTGGATGGGGCGATGAGGCGTGGGGTGCTATTAGTAATTCGCCTAGCGCTACAGGAAATGGCTTAACATCAAGTGTAGGAAGTATAACCTCTGTTACAGATCAAATAATATCTCCAACAGCCGCAGGATTAACTACTGCTATTGGAACATATTCAATTACAGGAGACGCTGGAATAACTATTGTAGCAGCTTCTGAACCTGAATTAGATGCCTCTACAGGAACTGTAGCTATTGGAATTTCTCCAACAGTAGAACCAGCAGGTCAAGTAGCTACATCATCAGTAGGTAATGTATTAACCTCTATTTTTGTTACAGGAGTTAGTGCAACCCTTAGTGAGGGGGATGCTACACAAGAAACTAGCTATATGGCTCCAAGTGAGGAAGCTACATCATCGGTAGGAACGGTAAATATTCAAACAGATGTAAGCTTTACATTAACTGGAGTTTCTGCTACAATTGGTACTGGAACATTAGGCGGGATCTTTTGGTCGGTAGTTGATGATTCTAACAGTTCTATGAGTTGGACAGAAGTTCACAAGGCTGCATAAAAGTTTTGACAAACTTTATATTATTCAATAAAACTTTATTAGGAGATTAAATGTCAACATATTCAACTGGTCTAAGAACAGAACTGCAAGTTACAGGTGCTAATTCTGGTACTTGGGGTACAATCACTAATAACAATTTTTCTCAGGTTTTTGAATTTGCTATCGCTGGTGTTTATGCTGTACCAGCAATTACAACTGGAACGTCAACCACTCTAACAAACGGAGATGGTCCTCAAACTCAAGCAAACAACCAGGCTAGAAATAGTCAATTAGTATTTAGTGGAACAGTTTCTACAACTCATACAGTTCAATTTCCTGCTACACAAAAAACATACGGAATTTATAATAACATTTCTGGTGGCGCAGATATTTCTGCAAGACTGGGTGCAACAGGTAATACAGTTACTATTACTAATGGAAAATATCGAATGGTGGCTACTGACGGTACAAACTGGTATGATATTTTTTCTCTTGCTGGTTTAGGTGAAGCATGGATTGAAAAAGATAATACCGATTCTCCTTACACAGCTTCAGACGGAGATAATATTTTTGTTGATTGTTCTGCAGCGGCAGTTACAATTACTCTTCCTGCTTCTCCTTCAATAGGAAACCAGGTTAAAATCATAGATGGCACAGGTAGTGCCGCTACTTATAACATTACAGTTGGTCGTAACTCTGAAAAAATTCAGGGTGCAGCATCAGATCTAACAATTAGCACTAACAATGCTGGTGTAGCTCTGGTATATTACGATTCAACAAATGGGTGGAGGTTGAAATATAACGACTAATGGCTAATTTACAAGACATAGTAAACAGAAGTGAAGTAGGTGCAATTAAACCTTGGGGTAAAGCAACAGCTCCAGCAGGTTATGTATTGTGCGATGGAGCGGCAATTTCAAGAACCGATTACGCAGATTTATTTGCTGTAATTTCTACAACTTATGGCGCTGGTAATGGATCAACAACTTTTAATGTTCCTAATCTTGCAGGTAAAATGCCTCAAGGTTATGATGGTAATACTTATAATATGGCAGGAACAGGTGGTGCTAATACTGTTACAGTATCACTTACTAACAATCAGGCAGCTACAAGCACTACAACCAACAATCAATCAGTAACAGTTACAGGGGCTATTGATAATACTTCTTTAACAGAAGCTCAACTTGCTACTCATACTCACTGTACTTTTGGTACTTATAACTCTGAGCCTCCTCGAGGACCTTACTCAAGAATTTGTCCATGTACGGTTGGTAGCCCTGGTACAGGAAAAGGTGGAACTAGTAACGTTGTAAATATTGATAAATTTTGTTCTGCAGGATCGGGCACTGGACACAATCATTCACACACTTTATCTGGAACGTTAACTGGAACAGTGGCTGTATCAACTAATTTAACTGGAACTGTAACAGGATCAGGAACAAATTCATTTTCACCATATGTAGTGGTTAACTATATTATAAAGCATTAGGAGATATTAATGGCAACACAGATAGTAATATTAAATGGAGACAGTATAAATGTAGATAATAGTTTTAGAATTGATTGGGCTGATAAAGGTTCTTCAATGCCTGCAATTCCTGACACTGTTCATTGTGTATTATGGAATAGTCTTCCAGGGCAAAATGAAATACAAAGTAAGGATACATCTCCGATCGTGACTGGGAAAC